ATGGAATTAACATTGGTTGTGTGATGGCAGGTATGGAACTCCTAGGTGGAGAAACGGCAGAACATTATAGAGCAACTGAATATGACCTTGCTGGTTTCTGTACTGGTATTGTAGAGAAGTTTGATATTGTTGATGGTAGTAACATCAGACCTGGTGATGTAGTCATTGGTATTGAGAGCAGTGGACTTCATAGTAATGGATACACACTCGTCAATGATATGCTGTGGAGAAATTACATCTATTATAAAGAGATGCCTGAGCTGCTGGTTCCAACCACCATCTATTCTCGTCTGATCCAGCACCTGTTGGATGAGGTTCCTATCCTAGGTATGGCACACATCACAGGTGGAGGACTGCCTGAGAACCTTCCACGATGCCTTCCAGCAGGTCTTAAAGTTGATGTTGACTATGATGCTTGGGAGAGACCAGAACTCTTTAACAAGATCCAGGAGGCAGGAGAGATTGCTGAGGAAGAGATGCGTAATGTATTCAATCTTGGTATTGGATTCTGTTTAGTGGTGCCACAAGAAGCAGCAACCTTGACACAAAATCTAATTGCGGATACTCCATTCGGCATGAGATCATGGGTGATTGGAAAAGTTGAGTAGTTATACTGAGGTAAATTGTGTTGAAACCATTATAATTAGTACAGAATCAATTGTGTATCTAATGTAACCAAATTCTTCTTCGTTATGCTTAGAAAAACTTAATTCACCTGGAGATTACAATGAAAAATTTAATTCCACATCAACAAATGGTAGAATGGAATAATTTTGAACACACTATAGATGATGCAGAAGAAGAACTAGTAAAGATCAATGATTATTACGAATGTTTAATTGAATGTTTAGACGATCAAGCAAGTTGTAAAAGAATTTGTAAATACATCTTGACATAACCTGGTACATGGTCTATAATAAGGGTCTCAACGACCCTTTTTTATGCTCCTTGACGATTTTATATACGAAGAGAAATTAATTGATGATGAAATTTGTGATCAATTAGTTCAATGGTTTGTTGACAATAAAGAACTTCAGCACGAAGCATGTAGTAAAAATCCTGAGACAGATCAGAATGAAGTTCGTCCAGATATTCTTTTAGCAACTAGAAGTTGGTTGCAAGGTGATGCATGGGAACTTTTATATAATACTATTAACATTAGTGTGAGTAGATACGTTTCCGAAACAAAGGGATGGCCATGGCAGTATGAGATAGAATCAAAAGACTATTCTATTAGAGAGTATAAAAAAGGAGAAGGATTGTTTGATGGACACATTGACACTGCTACACAAAAGACTTATAATAGAATGGTAGCATTCATTCTATATCTCAATGATGTAGAAGAGGGTGGAGAAACAGAGTTCATCTACACTGGAAGAAAAATTAAACCAACTAAAGGTAAAGTATTAATGTTCCCTTGTAATTATTTGTATCCTCACCAAGGAAACATTCCACTCTCAGGTGATAAATTAATTGCAACTGCTTTTTTGTATAACAAATTCTAATGGAAATTACTATCTACACAATCAACTCCTGTAAGTATTGTTCACAATTAAAAGAACTAATGACTCGTGCTGAGTTAGATTATACTGAAATTTTATGCGATACGAAAGAAATAAAGGAGGAGATGGTTTCTAAATACCCTGAAGCAACTACATTTCCTCATGTTATAATGGATGGAGAATCTATCGGAGGGTTAGTTGAAACTGCAAAATTGTTGGTGGTAAAAGGTCTTGTCAAGTCAAAAAGATAATGAATTAGAAATAAATAAAGGCACAGAGCTTATGCTCAGGAGAGATAAAAAAGAGAATACACCAGAAAAAAATGGTGTTATCATTAATCACAAATTAACTCTCCTTAAAAGAATTTTCAATTTTAATTTGGAATTCACTTGGGAGGTACTCAAGGAGTAATGCAATGCAGACATCAGTCATTCTTTTTTTCTCAGGCGTCACTATTTTCTTGTCTTTAATTGTAGGAATTATTACTGGATGGCACATTAATAATGTTGTCTATCTATTTCTTTCTAAAGATGAGCAAGAAGGACATCCTGAAATGTATGACCAGAATGGAGTGTGGATTAATGAAGAACTATTATCAGTACGTTTTGTAGACGAGGAGGAGGATGATCATCATTGATATGAATCAAATTATGATTAGTAATTTGATGGCGCAAATGAAAACTGACAAGCTCAATGAAGATCTTGTCAGACATATGGTTCTTACATCATTAAAAATGTATGAGAGTAAGTATCGAGAGAAGTATGGCGAGATGGTTCTCGCCTATGACTCTAAACAATATTGGAGAAAGCAAGTCTTTCCATATTATAAACAGAATAGAAAAAAAGACAGAGCAAAATCTGGTCATGATTGGTCAGCAATTTTTGAAGTCCTTAACAAAATACGTGATGAAATTCGTGAGTATTTTCCTTACAAAGTAGTAGAAGTTCTTGGCGCAGAGGCAGATGATGTTATCTCTACCCTGTGTAAAAACAAAGGTCCGAAAGAACAGATACTAATTCTATCTGGCGACAAAGATTTTATTCAATTGCAAAAGTATCCAGGAGTATATCAATTTAATCCAGTAACTAAAAAACATATTGGATATGATAGTCCACATTCATTTATTAAAGAACATATTATTAAAGGCGATAAGTCAGATGGTATCCCAAACTTTCTTTCTCCTGATGATTGTTTTGTAAATGGTGTAAGACAGAGACCAATTAGTCAGAAGAATCTTTCTAAGTGGGTTGAGTTACAACCACATCAGTTCTGTTCTAGTAAAGAACAATTAGAAAATTACAAAAGAAATCAACTACTAATTGATTTTGATTGTATCCCTACGGAAATTGAAGATGAGATTTTGAATGAGTTTAATTCACTAAATATTAGTGGAAAACAAGTACCTCTGGAATATTTCCAGGAGCATCAGTTAAATGATTTGATGCAAGATTATTTCTTTCGTAGTTCAACACCTTTTAAAAAATGAAACTATTAGTATCTGAAGTGCTCCAAAAAGTGAGCAATGCAAAAACAAAACCACAAAAAATTCAAATTCTACAAGAGTTTAATACTCCTGCTTTACGTTCCATCCTAATTGCAAATTATGATGAGAGCATTATCTCTATGTTACCTGAAGGTGAAGTGCCATTTGAAGTAAACGACGCTCCTAAAGGAACTGATCATACAGTACTAGAAAAAGAGTTCCGTCGCTTATATCTTTTCTTTAAAGGTGGTAACTCTGGTTTAAAGCAGACTCAGCGTGAGAATTTATTCATTCAAATGTTAGAAGGTCTTTGTGAAGAAGAAGCACAGCTTCTTATTCTTGTCAAAGATAAAGGACTTCAGAAAAAGTATAAGATTACTAGAGCATGTGTTGAACAAGCTTTCCCAACAATTAAATGGGGTAATCGCACTTGAAAATTTTGCAAACTGCGTGTGATCCTTCAGTTTCTAAAGACAAATCTCTTCCCTACAGTGCATTCTTAGTAGAATATATTGAGGGGGATATACATAAGTTTGATCTTGTTATTTCTGCTAAACAATCAGAAATCTTTGATCACTATTGGGATAAGTATAAAAAAGATTTCGTTAATATTACTCAGTCAGACGGAAGAGCAAACCCTAAACTTTGGAACCCAAATCCACCTAAAGAACAAAAGTAAAATGAGTATCTCTGGTAGACCTAGTAGTAATAAAAATACTTTTTGTATTCAATACTGGAAAGTTGGATCTGATCCTAAAGTGATGCGTCGTATTAATTCTAATGGGTTGGTGATATCTGCAAAGAAATATTCTGAAGTATTTTTCTTTGGATCACTGAAAGAATCTTGGCAAGATGCTAAGTGGTTACAAGAAAATGGTTTTGATATTAAAATTCGTAAGTGTAACCTAGGACGCAATGATTCTTTTTGGTTGGTGTAATGGGTGATCATTTTTTATTAAACATCTTTGGTGCAGATGTTGATCTCTTAGATGATGAAGATTTTATTCGTATAGTTCTTGATGATGCAGCAAAACATGCTAACATGACATTGATTAATATCATGTCTCATAAGTTTTATCCTCAAGGTGTCACTGCTATTGCTTTACTTGCTGAAAGTCATATGAGTATTCATACATGGCCAGAGGATGGTAAAGCCGCGGTTGATGTTTACACTTGTGGAGATTCTGCAAATCCTGAACTCGCATGTTCTATAATAAAGTCTAAGATGGGAGCACTCTCTCACACACTTGATCACGTCATCAGATAATTGGTATCTAATATTACTATTTGACAATACTAAATAAAGTATGGTATAATTACCATACGTTCATCCAGGTGGTATTCGTTATGCACATAGCATAGAAAGACGCCACAGGACGCAAGTAAGTCGCGGAACGGAGGCGTTCATCCCATGCTAGAAGTATTATTCTACACAACACTCACTTGTTCTCAAACTGATGCTATCATGCTGAAGATTGAGAAAAATTCTAATCTTAACAATATAGTTAAGATTGAATTGATTGAGACCCTTAAGGACTCAGCACCACAATGTGAGTGGTATTGGGACGCAAACGACTGAAGGAACGGGGTCTTAAAACAACCTCAACTTCAGGAGTAACAATCATGAACACACTTAACATCATCCGTAAGCAGATCAACAAAGCATCTGCTCTTCACAACGCACAGATTACTCACGCTGCATATCGTGGTGTTGAATATACTACACGTTGTGTTGAATTAAAGGAACCCCACGGCACATTCTGTTATCGTGGTCGCACATACACCAAGTGATACTTGATGTTTAATTAAAGGGGGGTTGACTACCCCTCTTTTTTATACTATAATTAGTAAATCAAATACCTTCTATGGAAAAAGACAAACTAAAACTAATTATTCAAAATCTAGAGTTGTTAGTTCAGTCTCTAAAAACTGAAGTATATGCTGACAAACAATCTTATTTAATTAGTCCTGACACAAGTAAGTATACGTATGGTGAACAATACGATGATGACGGAGACCCTGACTGATGTATGAAGAACTAAATTGTTTTGAGGAAGCACTTAAACACTTCGGAACAAGAGTTGAAATCATCACTGCTATGGAAATGGCTAAGAAAATATCACCTGAAGATGCATATCAGATGATTAAAGATGAACTCAAAGAAGTTAAACTCTGTCGTAAACAATTCAAAAATAAGGACTGCTGAATCATGTCACAACCTAAGCAAAGAGATCCATCCGATCCACTCTATGATGCAAATGATAAGTGGAATGAATACAAGGTAGACTTCCATGCTAATGAAGAACACTCACCTGATGAGTGGGATCCAAAAACAGAAGGTAAGATTGCTGACCCACAGAACAGACATCAAGATAAAGTTCTAGATAAGTTCTGTGATGATCACCCTGGTTCCCCAATGTGTAAAGTATTTGATGAATAATAATATGAATGTTAAATTAGTATCTGTTACTCCTGATGCTGAGAAGATGATTGCTTACATTGCTAGAGTAAGCAATCCAAACAATCAAAACAATGAAAAATATTCTGGTCTACTGAAATATTGTATTAAGCATGGTCACTGGAGTGTTTTTGAACAAGCACACATGACTCTTGAAATTAATACATCTCGTGGTATTGCAGCTCAGATTCTGCGTCATCGTTCGTTTACTTTCCAAGAGTTTTCTCAACGCTATGCAGACACTAATCTCCTTAGTGATGAGATACCTGTCCCAGATCTTCGATCTCAAGATCTTAAGAATAGACAGAACTCAGTGGATGATATCAGCTCCGAAAAGAAACTTGTATTACAAGGGACGATTGCTAGACATTTTGCCGAGAGTATTGATCTCTATAATGAGCTTCTGCGTCAAGGGGTTGCTAAGGAATGTGCTCGTTTTGTGCTTCCTCTTGCTGTTGGCACTCGCATTTTTATGACAGGAAATTTGCGTTCATGGATGCATTATATATCTTTGAGATCTGCTAACGGAACTCAAAAAGAACATATGGATATTGCAAACGAGTGTAAGCAAATTTTTATGGAACAATTCCCAATAGTATCTGAAGCAATGGAGTGGAACTAATGCCTACTTACCCTGTAATAAATAAATCTACTGGGGAGACACAAACTCTCCACATGACCATGAAAGATTATTGTACCTGGAAGGATGAGAATCCTGACTGGGATAAAGATTGGTC